AGGCCGGGAACTAGAAAACCATGCCACGCCCCGGTGAAGTTATCCGGCGTTTAAAAGGTTGTACGATAACACCCGGTATATTGCAAGCTGTCATCCTATAAAGCCGTAGGGCGTGATGCGGACGGATGGCCGCTTGCGGTATGCGAAATCCAAAAAAGGGAAGCAGATGGACAGAAAATATAATTTTCCAATAAAGAAGTGCCCAGGATGCGGCGGCACCATGTTCACGGTAAGGCAGAGGATAAGCGGCAACGGGGAATATTATGTGGACATGGCAACGGGAGAGATTGAAAGCACGGAACTACATAGCGGATTGACATATAGGAACACTGGAAAATATGCCGTCTGTACAGATTGCGGAAAAAGGCTTTTCAAGATAGATGACAGCCTTAACGTGATAGAATAGCCGCTTCCTTGGGCCAATAACAGAAAGCGAGGGTTTAAGCATGAAAATCATGTTAAAAAGGGACACCGATTTGAAAGACCTTGAAACAAAGGTAAATGAAAACCTGGCCGCCCTGGAAGCAGACGGGGCGGAGATAATGGGAATTGAGCATGGAACGGAAACCTTGCCCGTCATCCGTGGAAAGGAGATTGCAGACTATAGGACTTCTTACACGGTGATGATTGTCTACGAACCGTCCAGGCCGGGGGCGTTGAAATGAACGCCGGGTTGACATTGGGAAGCCTTTTTGACGGGATAGCCGGGTTTCCCCTGGCAGCAGGGCGGCACGGCATCAAGACCGTATGGACAAGCGAGATAGAGCCGAACTGTATAGACATAGCAGGGCGGCATTTCCCGGATGCCGTGAACCTGGGGGACATTACCGGGATAAAAGGCGGAGAAATCCCCGTGGTGGATATTATCAGTTTCGGAAGCCCTTGCCAGGATTTAAGCGTGGCCGGGAAGCAGACGGGGCTTGACGGTTCCCGTTCCGGCCTATTCATGGAAGCCGTGCGGATTATACGGGAAATGAGGGAAAAGACAGATGGAGAATATCCAAAGTATATCATATGGGAAAATGTGGCCGGGGCTTTTTCAAGCAATAAGGGAGAGGATTTCCGCCGGGTCCTGGAAGAAATCACAGAAGCCAGTATTCCAATGCCTACAAGTGGGAAATGGGCATCCGCCGGATTGGTTGGAATTGAGGAACCAGGGGGGGATTTGCGGACAGTCGCATGGCGGCAGCTTGACGCACAGTTTTGGGGAGTTCCCCAACGTAGAAAAAGAATCTACCTTGTCACAGATTTTAGAAATGGACGTGCCGGACAAATACTTTTTGAGTGCGAAAGCGTGTTGGGGTATTCTGTCACGGGCCGAGAAGAGGGAAAAGGAAGTTCCGACAATCCTAAAGATAGCCCTATTGGAGAGGATAGCGGAGGACTGGCAGAGGAACCAGGCGGACAAATGAAACTGGATTTCGGCAGGACGGCGGATAGGATTTACATAAACGCCAAGAAGAGCGTAACCCTTATGGGGAGGGCAGGGGGCGGAGGTGGAAAGACTGGCCTTTACTTGCTTCCCGTCTATACCATAGCCGGAAACGTCATTGGCCGGGATGCAAAGCACGGCGGAAACCAATTAGGGATAAACCAGGACGTTGCCCCAACGCTTACAAGCACGGACCGGCACGCCGTAGCCTATACACAAAGCGGTTATGCGGAGTTCAAGGAGGGCGTGGGGACCATAAAAAAGAGCCGTGGGGCAGCAGGGGGAGGAAGTGAAACCCTTGCCGTGATAATTGAGCGGATTGCCGCAGCGGTAAAGTACCGGGTTCGCCGCCTTACGCCGCTTGAATGTGAACGCCTGGACGGGTTCCCGGACTATTGGACAAGGTACGGGGCATCCGGCAGGGAAATGTCAGACAATGCCCGTTACATGGCCCTGGGAAACAGTATTGCGGTCCCGTGTGCAGAGCGTGTATTTATCGGCATAATCAAAGCGGAAAGCGAGGGTGGAAACCATGGTGGTACGGGAGTTCCTGGAATTGATATGCAATTCGGACAATCTGATGATTGTACGGGATGCGGAAAGCGAAGCAGGGCAGGAAACCATATACAAAGGGTATAAGGCATTGCTGACACATGCCCCCGTAGCGGATGCCATTCTGGATGCCCAGGTGAAACGGTTTAGGGCATCCCCGGAAATCCGGCATAAGGAATGGAAAGACCGGGGACTGATGCCGCCAATGGAGCCGGAGAAAACGCCGGATTTCCGCTTTTCTGATTTGCAGATGACCCTATATTACAAAATCATCATTTAGGAGGAATGAAAGATGGCGGAAATGAAAGTAAAGGTGGAAATAACCGACTGGCCGGAGTTCAAGGAAAAGATTGCCAGGATAAAAAAGGTTATGCAGCGGCGTGCCTGGATAAACGGCCAGAGGGCCAGGAAAGCGAGGAAAAGAGGATGGACAGATTAAAGGCGGCGGAAGCAAATTATAAAAGCTATACGCCTATCAATGGAGTGGTGGAGCCGGATTTTCTGGAATATCTCAAAGAAACATTCCGAAAGTGGCAGCAGTACCACAAAGAGGGCGTGACGTTGGGCAGCCGTGAGATTGCGAAGCTGTCAAACATGGTGGCCGGGGCAAGGCTTAATTCCCGTTTTGGGTTTGAGAAACTGGCAAAGCGTTTCACGGAGGAAGAGGGGGAAGAGTGGTTCTCCCTGCTGATTTATAAGAACCGGGAAGAACTGGAAATTGATGCAGAGCCTTTATATTGTTTTGCATCCAGGATTCACAGATAGAAAGAGAGGATAAGGGCATGGGATTATTAGATGGATTCACAGGTGACGGCACCGTGGACATGAAGTACATGGAATTTTACAAACTTATGAGGGAAGCGGCAAAGGCGGAGTTAATGGAAAATGCGGCCAGGTGCAACGTGCCCCATGAGTATATCCGGGAAATGCTTACCGGGAAGATGGAAGCCCCGGAGATTCTGCCGGAAACAGAAGTACACCCGGACTATGAGATTGAGAGCATGATTACTTCCGCCAGGCGTTTCTTGCGTATGCTGCCGGATGAAGAGCGGTTGGAAAAGGGCGTGGAAACCTTAAAAAATATCGTGGAACTGGCAGAACGGGAACGGCTTAATGAAATCATCCTGGACAATGCGGAAAAGTTAAAGGCCAGGGAAGCCGCCGGGGAAAAGAGGGTGCCGGAAACATGGAGTTGTGAAACGTGCTTCCACTACAGAAAGGGAAAGAAACTTCCTATCTGCGGAGGGTGCGAGGACGGGAGCAGATACACGCCTATGGATGCCGGGCAGCAGGACCAGGACACGGACGGGGAAAGGGAGGATGGAAGCCATGGCAATGAATGAGTTAAGGGCAGAGGTTGAAGCCGCCGCCCAGGCAGAACTGAACCGGGCAAACGAAAGGTTCCCTTTATTCAATAGCCGCCATGAGGGTTACGCCGTGACCCTGGGGAAGATGGAGGAAGCCAAGGAAGCCCTGGACAATGCGGAATCTTCCCTTGCCGTGTTATGGGACGGCGTAAGAGGGAAAAAGATAGCTTGTTTCCTGGTGGAAGATGCAAAGCCAATGGCAATATACCGCCAGGCCGTGGATGCCGCTTGTGAAATGGTCCAGGTGGCGGCCATGCTGTTGAAATATGAAATGAGCCAGGCGGATGCAGACGGCCAGGCAGAAAGCGAGGGAAAAGACTATGGCGATTTATGCAGTTGATTTTGACAATACACTGGCCGTTACCAGGTTCCCGGAAATCGTGGGACCAAAGGCAAAGGTTGTGGCGGCGGTGAAGATGCTGAAAGCCAACGGCCATAAAATCATCCTCTGGACAAGCAGAGCCGGAAAGGATTTGAAAGATGCCGTGGAATGGTGTACAGAGCAGGGCATTATCTTTGATGCAGTGAATGAGCCATTGCCGGAGCAGATGGACAGATGGGGGAATGACACGAGAAAAGTTTATGCGGATTTCTACATAGACGATAAGGCAATGCCTATTGAAGCCCTGGAAAGCATCATGGACCGGGTTGTGGACATAGTGGAAGAATATAAGTTGCAGCAGTAGGGAGGAATGGGACGGGATGATTAAACGTGTGATTGGTGCGCTGTATGGAATTTTCCTGGAAGAACCATTGGACCGCTTGCATAACTGGCAACGCCGTTTTGAAAAGGAATATCTGAACTATTGCCGGACGGGATGCAGGGATTGCTACAAATGGAATGGCTATTGCCGTAGCCGGAAAGAGGGAACGCCATATAAGAAATTCCGCCGGAAATATCACGATATTGGCAAATAGGAATCAGAAAGCGAGGAACTTAACATGGGAAACGCACTTGCGGTAATATTGGGAGCCGTGGAACGGGAAAAGGCGGTGCCGTTCCTCTTCACTGGAAGCAGGAACCACCGGGGCATCCGCCCGGAACTGGCAGAGGTTAGGGAAGTAAAGGCAATGATGGCGGTCATTGACCGGGAACTGGAAAATTACAAGAGCCTGGCGGAACTGGATTTCCGGGCCGGGTATGTGGCCGGAAGAATCTATGAAAAGGAAGCCGCCGGGTGCATCACGCCGGGGCACAAGCAGGACCTTATAAATATTCTGTATACAAAATATGAAACCATCCGTGGTTTGGAATCCTGGGGTGCCGGATGCGGTTTGTGATTGGCGGAATGAAGTATGACACGGACAAGATGGAACGGGTGGCAGCAGTAAGGAAATGGTATAAAAATGACAGCCCTTTAATGCGTGCGGTATTCCAGGGGCAAGAAGTAGGAAAAACGTATGATTGCGAGTTATGGAAATCTGAAAAAGGGAACTGGCTGTTGACCCATGAGGAAGATTTCCGAAGGACGTATGGTGAAGCGATAGAGGAAGAGGAAGCAAAAGCCCTTTTGATGCGTTACGCAACGGAAACATACGAAAGTATGTTCGGAGAGTTGCCGGAAGCATGAACGGGGAAAGCGAAACCCGGTTGCAAGGTGGGGAACACCAAAAGCAACCGGGTTGGAACTTAACAAGGACAGTATAGCACAAGATATGGAGGAAAGAAAGGGTTTTCTTCCATATATAGAAAGAAAGGCGGAAAACATGGAGATTTACATAATTATGGCGGCAGTAGCGGCGGCAATGCTGATTATATCCGGCCTGGCCTTGTTCGGTTTTGCACTGATAAAGAAAGCGTTTGATGGATTTCTGGACTGATTTTTAAAATGGGCGGTGCCCCTTGCCCGTCCTTGTAATGGGTATTAGCATATCGGACACCC